ACTCAAAAGGAGTCATCATGGCAACAACTGCCCAATTTACTGCTCAACCCAATCTAGAGTACTCGCAAGTCACAACAGCAAATACTAACCGCGACGGCACAGGCACGATAGTGACCATTGCCAGCGGTCCTGCAACCTCGGCAGGCAACGGAGTTGGTGAGCGCATCAGCCGAGTATTAGTACAAGCAACAGGAACCACAACGGCTGGAGTGATTCGTTTCTATCTGTCGCTAGATAACGGCACCACAAACAGACTCATCTGCGAGAAACTGGTGCCTGCAATTACACCAAGCACAACGGTTGCAGCGTTCCGAATGGAAGTGGCTGAACTGGTTGGATTTATTCTGCCTGGTGGCGGAACGGTCTTGCTTCGTGCCTCTACCAACAACACAGAAACCTTTAACATTGTGGTGGAATCAGGACTTCTATGAACACAGGTATACTTGGTTTTCCTGTTGGATTGGTGTCAAGTGTTTTGGATCTGCGCGAATTTGATGCCAGCGGATCGTATAGCATTCCACCTGAGACACGGCACATAACCACCGTTGTGGTTGGAGGAGGTGGAGGTGGAGGAGGTGGAGGCCGTCGTGCCAGCGGCACCAACTCATTCGGCGGCGGCGGCGGCTCAGGCGGTGCAATTGTACTGGCAACTTTTGATGTGCGTGAACTGGGCCTGCGCGTTGGTTCAACGCTACTGATAACCATTGGAGCGGGTGGAACGGCTGGAGCAGGTGCAGTAGCGGACACCACTTCGGGAGGAAACGGTGGCGCTGGCGCAAATAGTACCATTACCATTCCAGGCCTATCAGGTACTCTTGTCACGGCAACTGGTGGTGCATTGGGACAAGGCGGATCAAATACGGCTGGTACAGCAGGTGGTGCAGGAAACAGAATGATATACGGAATGACATTTTCCGCTGGCGCTGGTAGTGCAGGAGGCACCAACTTGGGCGGAACTGCTGTGACCATATCTAATCCGTATTCCAACGGTGGAGCAGGCGGCGGAGGAGTAGGTACAGGTGGTGCAGGTGCTGCTGGCTCCGGCGGAGGCATCATCCAACCTACAGTAAACACTACTACTGTTACTTGGCCCAATGTAACCCGAAACACGAACATACTTGCTGGCGGTTCCATAAACACAGCAACTCCTCCACTATCTGCAAACGCAATTGCTGGCTCGGTATTTGGTGGAGTATTTGGTCCTGGATTCGGAGGCCCTGGCGGTGGTGGTGGTGGTTCCACTTCTGCAAACAGCGGTGGTGCTGGCTATCGCGGTGGTGGTGGCGGTGGTGGCGGTGGAGCATTGAACGCCATTAATGCTGGCTCTGGCGGTAAGGGCGGGGACGGATATGTGCTTATACTTGCGTACTAAGGAGAAATCAAAATGAGATGCGCTGTAATAGACTCTTCAAACGACACCGTAACAAACATTGCTATCGCTGATCCTGCATGGAGTCCAGGCGAAGGATTGTATCTTGTGCCGCTTAACGAAGGCGAAGAGTGCCTCGTTGGTCAAGGATACGACGCAAACGGTTCGCCGCGTTTTTCTGGCACCCCGACACCAGTTGAAAAGATATACACGGCATACCAGTTTCTTCTGCGCTTCACAGCAGAGGAGCGCGCCGCAGGCCGCGCAGCGGCAGTAAACGATCCAATCATCGCTGATTTTCAAGAATTGGCAGTTGCTGCACACGAAATCTCCAACACCAATCCTGGCACGATATCGGGTATGAACTACTTGGTATCTGTAGGGATCATAACAGAACAGCGAAAGCAGGAAATACTAGGGTAACTAAATAGAGTGATGTTACAACCCATTAGGAGAAAGGGGGCATCATGGCAGATGCAGACGCAAACTTGGACCCTTTCGAGCGTGAATTGTTGTACGCGAATCTAAAAGAGTACCTAATGAGAACAACACTACTTTACAACTTGGTAGAACAAGGTAAACTTAGCAAAGACGATTGCTACAACCGACTTCTCCAAACATGGATGGAATATGACGAGGCAGCGCAGAAAATATTCATGGAAGAGCGCGAGTATCAGGATCGCAAACGAGGTCTAGCAAAAAGGAAACGCCCACAATGAAAATGACCATTGCAGAAAGCAGCATCTCGCGTATCTTTCAGCACATTGAAGAACCAGGCAGATCATTTGGTGTTCTGAGTGCGTATCGCGGAGACAACTCCGAGGCAGAGAACAAGCGTCTACACGCAGAACTCAAGGCAGCGGTACGCGAAATGGGACTAGGCTTCATTGAGATGCGTGGTGGTTACAAGGGCGATCAAGGCTTTGTCACAGAACTTAGCCTGTTTGTACCAAGCGTATCACGCAAGCAGATCATTGATTTGGGCACCAAGTACAAGCAACACAGCGTGATCTACAAGGACTCCAAAGAGTTCTCTTTGATCGGTACAAACGCTGACGCTGGTATTGGCAAGACTCTTTCCAGTTTCTCGTTTGGTAAGGGCAAAGACAACCTAGTTCTTGCACAAGATGCCATGAAAGACTTTTTCTCTGCCCTACTCAAGGGCAGTCAGAAGGGACAGAAATTCCTGTTCCGCATGGAAGAGAAAGAGGTTTGGGGATTCTTCCAACACGCATACGCGCCCAAGGGAGTAGAACCAAAGTGGACGGTGATCTACGAAGAAATGGAGTAAACCATGAGCGAACAGAATCCAATGTTACAGGCGGTGAAAACCATACAGAACAACAACTTTGCAGCAGCACAAGACTTTGTGCAAGGTGCCCTATACGCCAAGGCGCAAGCACTTGTAGATGTAAAGAAGCAAGAAATCGCAAGTACCCTAGTGAATACGGAGGTAAATGATGGAGGGGAAGAACGGAGCGGGCAAGGGTGACACCTACCGCCGTGTAGACCAACAGAAGTGGTCAGAAAATTGGGACGCTATCTTTGGAAAGAAACAGCGTAAAGGCAAGAAACTTACAAGCAAGAAAGTGAAGAAATCGAAATGAGCAATGTACGAATCGTGAAACTGAAGTCTGGCGAAGAACTTATCGCCACCGTAAACATCGACAACACCAAGTACGATGGCAAGATGCTTCTAAAGAAGCCTTGTATTCTAGTGCCAACAGCACAGAATCAGATTGGTATTGCGCCTTGGGCATTCATGTGCAAGGAAGCAGCAGATGGCGACGGTGTTGCCATTTCCGAAAGTGAAGTTCTGTATACGGGAACTCCGCTTGACGATCTGTGGAACCAGTACAACAGCATCTTTGGCAGCAAACTGGTTGTACCCGAGAGAAATCTTACAACTTCCAACGAAGCAGGCTTGAAACTAACTCTCTGAGTGTTATACTTGTTGCATGAAAGCACCTGTAACTCAGTTGGATAGAGTAGTTGCCTTCTAAGCAACAAGTCGCAGGTTCAAGTCCTGCCAGGTGCGTTTGGGCCGATAGTTCAACTGGGGGAACGCTGCCTTTGCAAGGCAGAGGTTAGGGGTTCGAGTCCCCTTCGGTCCATCTGTGGGTGTAACTCAATGGCAGAGTGTTGGCCTTCCATGCCAAATGTTGAGGGTTCGAGTCCCTTCACCCGCTTTAGGAGATAGAATGTACAGACTGCACATCGACATTCCATTAGACTGTGATCTTGAAACTGCCAAGCGTATCGGTATGGCAGTAGTGAACAGTATTCTTGAGCATCGGGCACAGTCTCAATCAGAAATGTTCATCATGTCTCTTGACCCTATCCAAGAGAACGCTATACTAGAACACGAATCCAAGTCTCCTCTACAAAGCATCAAGCAACTGAATTACCGTCTAGGTAACGATGAAGACAGACAACGATCAAACTACTACATCATGGACAGCCGCGGTCATGTCACACACAAGAAGTGTGTTCTCGACTTCAGCAGCGATGGAGTATCACAATCACGGACGATATGAGACTCTAGATAGAAAGGAGTATTCCATGGCTGACATCAAGACAAATGCTTGCCCAGTTAAGAGTGCTTGTGGCTTCTGCTACAAGAACCTGTGGCATTGGTATGTGCTTGTTGCCACGCTTCCCTTCTTTGTGAAGGGCGCCAAGTTCCTTGTGAACTTTGTGCAGAGTGTGACCAACCAAGTTTCACCGTAATAGCCGTCACGGACGGATTACTCTCTCAGAGTCTTTGCGGGTCTGCATGAGAGAGGACAGATCAAGACCTGCTTTCTGCGCCGTGGGAGGTCAGCATCTCAGGACGGCTTATACCCGTCTAAGCACAGGGGCAGCACCTGTACGGCGTACTTCAGGAGGTTAGTATGAACAGCAAGATGAAAGCAATTAAGCGTAAGCACAAGAAAGCCAAAGAGCGTCGCAGAGTTCTAGCAGCAGAGTCGCGGGAAAATGCAAAGTCCAAGACACGCGAGAAGTGGCTAAAGGCAGGAATGATTCCTACCTATCGTGCTTGATCTATTCCTTTGTGGTGTAATGGTAGCACAGGAGATTTTGGTCCTCCTTGTCTTGGTTCGAGTCCAAGCGAAGGAACTAACCCCCGCAAGGGGGTTTTCTTTTACACATCTATCACTTGAACATTCTTGTTGATTCGTTCCTTATAAACAGCAAGAACTCTAAGGCCTGGATAATTTGGGAGACTTCTGCGAGTCTTGTCGTTGCGTATCAGGAAGTACACTTTCTTGTCGGTGCTAACATCTGACATGGTGGTTATGATATCTGTGACCTTTATGGTCAGGGTGTCTCCGCTTTGAGTGAAAGAAGCAGAAGCATATGTCTTGGTGATGATTGCTCCGCTTTGCTTTGCTATATCAGAGCCAAACACAACATCCCGCGTTTCTTGTGTTGTTGCCTTCACCGCAATATTTGGCTCTATTGTGTAGTATCCACGGTGCTTTATCAGGGAACTCTTTTGCTGCTTGATTGCTTCGCTGATTGCTTTTAGTGCTTTCTCTGCATAGTATGTGTCTGCTGATTCCCACATCTCTGCATCGTCTTTCTTAACAGAGATGGGAAACTTGTTTCCTTTGGAATCGGTCAGTATCACATCTGCTTTCTTGCGATTAGCAACATCTCTACCGACCGACTCGGCTTTAACGCAGCCATTTACTTTGTATTTCTTTGTGCCTGTTTCATAGAACACGATGTTGACGGGCCCTTTCTTACAGGCCTTGTTGATGGTGTCTACGAGCATCTTTTCGTTACCCAATCCAGCCGATCCGCCGCCTTGCTTGCTTGCGGGTTTGGCTAATACGGTAAACGCTCCTAGAGTAATCTTTCCAACACTAGACTCTGGAAGTGGAGTTTTGTTGTACTTTCCACCACTCTTTTTGGCAACATCTTCTAGAACATCTATTCGATTATCGTCTGTTAGAATTGCCACTTTACTGTTGGTTAGTTTGGACACATTTTTGTATCCTAGGCCTTGCAGATAGGTGGTCAGTTCTTTTACATCTTTGAGTGGTTTCTTTGCCATTTTACATTCTCCGTTTTACAGTATGTATCAGGCATACATACGAACGAGGGTATGAACGCACATGACTAACATAAACGAAGACCTCGGCAGATGGTTCCGCGAGAAGTGGGTAGACATCTCCAAGAAAGACAAGGATGGTAAACATCCTCCATGTGGCCGAGAAGCAGCATCTAAAAA